GCGGGAGGCTCTCTATGCCGTCATTTGCGTTTATGCTGCGGGTTCGGGATCTCGTAGTGGTTGGTGAACAGGTCACGCACGTACTCCGAGTCTTCTGCCGACTTCTTGCCTGGTTTGATGACACGAGTGATCTCGATCTTGAAGGGGATCTTGATCTCTGCCACCGAGACGCCCTCAGGGACCTCCAGGTCGATCTTCACGACGTTGCACTGCTTACCGTCGGCATCATTGAAGACGTCGACTTGCAGCTCATGCTCAGTGCCTTCCAGCGGGAAGAAGTAGCGAGTCTTCACCAAGCCATTGGGTACGAGGCGAGAGAAGATACGGAAGGTAGGTTCACCAATCTCGATCTCGTTCTCATCGCTACCATCAGGCTGCTTCTCCTTGATGGTCTGTTCGTACTTGACTGGTGCATCCTCGCCTTCCCCTTCACGGGTCATCCGCACTCGGATGCTGCCGAAGATGCCAGCGTCCTTACCGAAGTCGCACGGCATGCCCCATTGTTCCTGGTACTCTTTACCACGAGCCCCTGCTTGCATCGCTGCAAGGTCGTCTACGCGTCCGTAGATCTCGTATTCACGTTCCTTGACAGTCTGCCCGTCTGTTGGTGCCAACGCCTCCAGAGAGGTGGTCACAGGAGGGTTGAGGACGGTTGCCAATACTGCTTTTGCATTCATGATCGTTATCCTTGCTTCAAACAAAGAAAAAATGAAGAGAGTCATAATAAATGGGAGCCCGAAGGCCCCCATCTACTAAACGCTCATCAAACGGCACGAATACCGATGATGTCGCGTGCGCCACTGATCGGCACCAGCTCGAACACGAGGTTGTCCGCTGTCACCAGGTAAACACGACCAGCACCGGCAGTCTTACGCCCAATAGCGTAGAGTCCGTTCAGGGTGTCGACCATGGTTGGGTCAGCGCCTTCGCCGGTACGACGAGGGACACGCACTTCTGCATCGACGAAGCCCAGTTGCTCAGCCATCAGCTTGATGTGAACCATCGCCACTGGCTTGAACAGCACAACCATGTCCTTACGGAACTGGGTGTACGCTTCTGGGTCGCCTTCGCCCGGTTGCAGCAGGTCCGTGCACTCCAGGAACTCTTCACGCAAGTCTTCCTCGGTGAGGTACTGCATGGAAGCCAGGAGGATACGGGTACGGCTGAGGAACTGGCTGGCGTAAGCCTGGCCTTGTTTCTTGAACGTGTTGCAGTTGAGCAGGTCTTCGAAGTCTTCGATGAAGCTTTCGATACGCGGCTTGGCCAGACCGAACTGGTCGCCCAAGGCAGCGTTCACTTCAGTGGTGAAGTGCTTGTCGAGGTAGTTCATCACGTTTTCGGCCAGAGTGCCACGCAACGACTTGAAGCGCTTCTGCAATTGCAGCAGGTCGCCTTCGTTCACGCCGATGGACTTGATCGATTCCAGAGCCTTCAGGCTGGTAGCATCACCGGCCAACTGGATGGACATGATGTTGTTGGTAGCAGTAACGTCACCTTCGTTCTTGGTCGCGTCACCCGCCACACGGACGGCTGCTTCTTCCAGAGTGGCAACCGAGATCGCCTGCTCAGAGATGTACGGGCTGGTGATGTCCAGCTCTTGCAGCAGTTCTTTGGCAGCGTAGGTACGGGTCGCGTTGAGCGCGTCCAGATCTACGACGTCCAGGTCCTGGCCTTCGAACACGGCATCGCCTTCGAAACGCTCGGTGCCGGTACGTGGGCGGTTAGGACGCTGATGTGCACGGATGGCGTGTGCTTCTTCGACAAGATCGTCGGTCATTGCGATGAACTCCTCTCGGATTTGACCGTCGACGCCCTTGACGAGGAACCGCACCTCGTTGTCCGGGTCATACGCACGGCGGGATTGTTGTTTAGGGGACCAGCTCCACACAAACTTGGAGCGGTGAGCGATCTGCCAGTTCTCGCCCTTCATCCAGAAGTCGTCGTATGGACGTTCCTGGCTCATGTCTGGACCTTCCTGAGACGGTGCACGGGTTTCACGTGCTGGCTCAGTACGCGCAGGCTCTTCACGACGAGCCTGCTCAGGTGCAGGTGGACGTTCACGCGTGGCTGCAAACGCAGAGCGAGGCGCAGACTCTGGCCGACGCTCATCACGGTCACGATTGAAGACAGGGCTTGTGCCACCTACGTCACGACCAGCGAACACACTGTTGCTGGCACGTTCTTCACGCGGCTGGTCACGGTCAAACGCAGTGCCACGGCGAGCGCCGTAGGATTCATTGCGGTCGAACACGCTACGGCTGGTACCACCACCCGAGCCCCACGAACGCGTCTGAGACTGACGCTGATCACGACCACCGCCACGGGTGTTGCCGGACAGACGATTGAGAATGTCGTTCCACTTGGCATCTGCACGCTTCATTTCGGTGTAGACGTCGTCCGGTACGGCATTCGCCAATGTACGGTCAGACAACCCGAAGGAGCCGCAGTTCGCATCGACGATAGTCGTGATGACATCTTTGATGCATGCGTCTTCCTCACGGGTAGAACGGCAGCTACGCAGCTCATCTTCGCAGACAAGTGCCGCTACCTCAACAACGTTTGCCATCTCGTTGTTGTTCCAGTTACCCTTGGACATGTAAGTTGCGTAAGCTTCACGCAGGTCATTATCCCGGGCACGGTTCTCGATGTAATCGACCGTACGTTCGTAGATAAAGTTGACGAAATCGCTCATGATGACTCCAGCTGGATATTAAACGCGTTGAATAAGACGTTGTACACCGTCTAGGACTGGTTGGTGCTCGGGACTTGGCACGGTAGTGCGTGTCTCCGGGTCAAGCTTCACACATGGGTTAAACCGGTTGTTGCCAATCGGTGTCGACTTGGGCAACACACCAAAGCCGGTGACTTCGGCAAAGGACGAGTCCAAGTACATGGTGGGGCCAATAGGCTTGGCATCCTGGGACTTCCCACGACCGTGTGTATCGGTCTGCTGGACGATCACCGAGGTGACCTTGAAGAACATGTTGTCGCTCGGGTTGGATACCGAACTGACTTCGGGATGCTCAGCTGCTGAGCTGATGCCATGAATCAGCCAAGGGTTGAAATACTTGCGCAGGATGTCCTCGTACTCTTTCGGTTGGAGAACCTTCTTGCTGTTGCCGGTGATCTTGAACAAGAACTCGAACATGCTGTTGTTGATGTTACGAAGCAGATAACGCAGAACTTCCAGACGCTTGTTGTACAAGCTGGCTTCTTTGCCCCGGTTGTTCTCCAGCATCGTGCGCATTTCTCGCATGATGTGGGCCATCAGATCGTACAGATCCTTACAGTTCACCTGGACCTCTTGCAAGGTCTTGACCGTCTCTTGGTCGACATAACTGTCGAGAGACTTGAGGTGAGTTTCGACATCCTCTACCAGACGACCGTAGTTGTTACCTTCACCCCACTGGATGAACGCCATGAAGACGCACCACCACCAGGTCTCTTCCAACTCGGAAGGTTCGGTCACGAACTCTGGGAAGTGGTCGATAACGTAGAAGAAGCCCGCAGCGAAAGACTTCGTCATGTCAGTCCACGCACCCCGGTCCACCAGCATGATCAGCTGAGTGGCAATGTTGTGGTAGCCTGACTTACGCCGTGGGTTGATCCCATCGGGTTCTTTGCCGTGAGACGAGACCACAACCCAATGCTCCGAAGGGAACTTGGCTTCGTCGTAGTCTTCTTTCTTCATGATGATTGGGCGTGTGCCGCAATACTTCTCGAACGCCCCGTACATCCCGTACTTGCAGAACAGGTAGTGAGCCAACGAAGATTGCACGTGACCCAAGCGAATCAGCTCGGAACGGTTGCGCGACTTCTTGCCACCCTTGTTGTGCAGTTGCGAGTAGACCACATCAGCCTTCTCACGAGTGCCGTCAATGACGATCGTGTGGCTTTCACGGTTGAACGAGATCGGCGCCCGAGGAATCCGGATGAACACACTGTTCTCATCGATCTCAAACGCTCTATCCCCCATCACCGGCGCCACAGCGAACTGCTTGCCAGAGATGTAGAGCATACCGGCCTGGTGAACAAACGGCAGGTACATGTACATCGGGTGTAACTCTTTACCGTGCAACGAGAACCGATACTTAACCAAAAACACTGAGCTGCGCGCAATGTCGTAGATCCGGTTGTTCCCAGCCCGAGCACGGGTAATTACGTTGTACTCCTCCAATGGATTACAACGCTCACTCGTAATGAACACAAATCCCTCGGGATACTGCTTTTCCCCGCAACGGATGATGCTCTCTACATAACGCTGAGCACCTGGAACATCCTTGCAAGCAATCCCTTTCACCACATCCTGATTGAAGACAGGTGCACGCTTGCGGTGTGAGAACTCGTGTAGTTTGTCGTCCATTGGAACGCCTTCACTTGTCGGATCGTAACTTTGACAATATCCCGTAAACGGTTATTGCCGCCCCTAGCAGAGCGACTGTTGTCTTGGCCCATTCGACATAGTTACGCCGCATGGCGGCTTCTCTATCTTGCTGAGCCTTCGTCAGTGCCCCATCATTACGCAGGCGCTGGAGTTCGGCATCAGCCCCGAGCTGCTCACTGCGTAACTTTACTTCTTCGACTTTCTTAACGGTCGTTTCCCGCTCGATGATGGTCTTCGCCATGTCCGCCAAGGAGCCTCCCGTGTGGGCATCCTCGATGGTCCGGTGAAGTGCCAGCTTTACATCGGCCTCTTCGAATGTGAATGACCTGTGGATAACATCAGACACTGCCTCCCCGTTCTTGATCGGTGACCGACTGACGATGTGAACGCCAGTCTGATACTTCAGGTCCCTTTCTATCGGGATCATAAAGACATCACCACCTAGGTTAATGTAGCGAGTCGCTCGCTGGACGTTTTGTGCATTGTCCACCGCCTTGATCATAAAGACGAAGGTGGCTTCCCCGACACCCGGTGCAATGGATTGCAGTGTGGCTTCATCGCGCTTGATCTTGTCAAACGGATGGATCGCCCCATGGTCTGCCAACCACTCCACCAGAAGATCGACATCCGGCATATAGCAACGCCCACCGGCGTCCTGAATATCCCGGAAATAAATGATGTATTCGACACTGGCAGCCACAACGTGATGCGACTTGTTGTTGTACAGCGCTGCCTCGTACGCACGTATCCAATACTGACATTCTCTCTCATCAGGATTGGCACGATTCTTTAAAATGTCCAGCGCCCGTTCCATTGACTCCTTGGGCATGGTGTGGGTCACGCAAACAATGAACTCATCGGCCGAGTAGTTCGCAACAGGAGGCACCACAACGCTGGAGCCATCCCGACTGGTCACTATAATGTCGCGCTCCATGTAATTGAAGTACGACACCGTAACCATCGGCGAACCTTTGATACCATTCTCATGTTGACGACTTGCCAACCGAATACGACTGGCTGCCTTATGTTGAAACGGCAGTGCCGTCTTCGCTAGGTGATGTCTCTGGGTGTCTATACGCTTCGGCTGATGTGCACTGTCGATACGTGAGAACTCGTCCATATAGGTTGGCTCTTTATTAAAAATTTACACGTGTATTTTATTACCCCGTGTTTGCTCAAGTAAATAATGTATTGCCGAAAAGACGTTCAACGCAATAGCGCATAGCCACTATCTCGGAGACACGGCAAAAAGGCGGAGCCGAAGCCCCGCCTTTTTGTTTAGACTACAGCGACTAGCGCTGACGCCACTTTACCTTTGGCCCTTACGGGTTAAGGCTGGGTGGTGCCATTGCCGGTATCACCTGGGGCAACAGGCTGCTGAGTTCCACCTTCACCACCGGTATTGGTGTCGTCGGTGTCGCCGGGAAATGTGGCGACAGGGAAGTGCCAGCCCTCCGACAGAACCTCGTCCAGGCCGATCACGTTGATCTTGCCGAAGATCGGCAGGTGGTTAACGTGACGGTTACGCGGTTGCACCATGGCTTCGCGGATCTGGGTCTCGTCACGCGATACGTTCACGTGGGAGATCAGCTCTGGAATCCAGAAGTGAGTACCGCAGTTCAGAGGGTCCAGGCCTTCGGTTTGACGCTTGAAGGTCCAGAAGATCTGCTTGCGGATACGCTGGTCAACTGCCGACACTTTCTCGAAAGTGATGTCGTCGCCCAGGGTACGGCTGTCGCCGGTCTGGATGATGTACGAGGCAGTCTTCGGATCGGAACCGATCAGAACGTGGACCTTCTCACCGGTGTAGCCGGTGTAGGCATCGAGCGCGGTCTTGTAGTTCGATTCCAGGATTGCGTCCTGGATGTCGCTACGCAGCACGTTCGACAGAGCTGCCTGAACGTCTTGCACGCGGTCGAAGGAACGCAGGGACACAACCAGCTTGCGCAGGTCGAGATCGCGTTCACGGTACCATGGCTTAACCAGGAAGCGAGCGATACCTTCAACTTCTGGGAGCAGGTCGTCAGAGTTGATGGAGTCAGTCAGGAACTTCCAGCGGCTCAGGCCGTCGGTGAAGCGCAGCAGGGTGGTGATCGCCATGTTGTCGTTACGCAGACGAGCTGCGGTCACGAGCAGGTCGATGTCGGCCATGCCACGGGCTTCTTGCAGCGGGCTCGGGATCGAGAACGGGCTGCCCAGCATTACTGGGTAACGCTCGGTGTACTCGGAGCTGTTCAGTTGCAGACCGCGCAGACGACGGTTGGCGTTGGACAGACGAGCGTTCGGCTCCCAGCCGATGATGACGAGGTCAGCCAGGGCATCAGCGATGTCCTTACCAGGACCTGCTTTGTCCAGAGCCAGGACTTCGCCAGCGGCGTTCACGATCTTGTCGACAGTGATCGGCGCAGCGTTGACAGTGGCGTTGGCCTTCTCGGTGTCTACGTTACCAGTTACGGTAACAGCCAGGGTCACACGGTAGTCACCGTCGACGATCTGCTTCAGAACCGGGTTGGTCAGTGCCACGCCCTTGTAGTTCACGCTGTTGGCGTTCAGCTGCAAGGAGCTGGTACGGAAGTTCAGCTCGAGTTCGCGAGCCAGACCTTGGTTGCCTTTGATGAAGGCAGCACGAGGCAGGGTTTCAACGTCGAAAGCCAGAACGTCGCTATCGCCCTTACGGACGTAGAGGGTCTTCAGACCAACGGCACGGTCCAGAGCATCGGTTTGGTTCGCTTGACCAGCGATCTTCACCAGGCTGTTCTGAGCCAGGCCGACCAGGTTCACGCGCTTGCCGATCAGCAGGGCGGAAGTGGTAACGGTACGGTTGCCCAGTTCAACGGAACGTGGCTCAACGACGCTTTCAGCGACGAAGAGGTCTTTGTTGCCGTCGTGGATTTCAGGAACCAGAGTGGTCGACTGGTCAGCCAGGATCTTGTAGTTGATCGCAGCTTCAAGCAGACGGCGCTGTTTGAAATCGGCGTGGTCGCCGCGGGTGTTGTGCAGGAAGTGGTTCAGAACCAGGTGGCTACGGATGGTGACGTCAGCGCCGCCTTGTTCCGGAGTCAGGATCACAGTGCGGTAGAACGCTTCAGCGAACTCGCCCTGTTTGGCCGCTTTCTGGTTGTAAACCATCGACAGACCGATGAAGTCGGTCAGGTTCGAGTTGTCGAACGCTTCCATGGACGGGTTGGCTTTGTCCTGGAAGTCGAAGTCGCCCATGGATTCAACCGAAACCACGGTGCCGACTTTAGGAGCCGATACGTCGCTGGCGCCCAGAGCACGACGAGCATAGTTGCCCGGCTCGAGAGCGGCCATTGCGATAACGCCCATGGCGTCTTTCTGTGCACGGGTCAGATCGGCGGTGTTGAGGCCGAAGTCACCCAGGCTTTCGATCGAAACGGTTTCGCCGATCGACTGGACCGCTGTCTCCATGGAGACGAACAGGTTTTCGTGGTCCAGGGTGGTCAGGGATTCCATGGAGGCAATGGCGGTATTACCGACGATGCCGCCTTGGGCGAACTTTTCCTGAATGGCGGTCGCTTGGGCATTCAGCGTTTGCTGACTGGTGCGAGCCGATTTACCTACTACGCTCATTGTGTTTCTCCGCGGAAGATGCAGCGCGCGCTGCTATTTACTGCGAGGCATACTGAGGTCTCTTTATCATCGCTCAGCGCATTCGCAAGTTTTGCATACCATTGCAGTTTTTTACTACATGGCTCTCAATACAATACCGGGTTAAAAGGAATTTCCTTTACATACTGTTTGAACGCCCCGGTCTCTGCTGCCGCTCGAAGGCCGATTCGAGAGTAGAGAATGTGGGCCAATTGCTCAGAGAGCGAGCGACCTTCATTCTTCAGTTCTTCCGAAGCACGGCTGAACGGGATCAGACGGACACACAATACCTCACTGTCCGACATGTACGCTTGGGCATACAGTTGCTGTTCTTTATCACGGACGCACGTTGCACCGTAAATAAGAACGTCAACGGATTGGTTAGCGCAGAACGCACGCTCTTCCAAAGTCGGGACAGGGGTGGCAATCGGAAGCTCGGAAATGAGCTTGCTGGCCACTTGTTCGTTGCAGCCTGGGAGTCTCGCGATCACCTCGCAAGCATTCCAATTGAGCATCTTGTAAATCAAAAGATCTCTAGGCGATAGTATGCCTGAAAGTTTCTCCCAATCAACAAGATCATCGTTCGTGATGCCCAGCTCCTTCATAATGAGGTCGAGCCATGCGGGCACAATGACCAGTTTGATGTTGTACATCAGTATTCACCCTCTTGGGACAAAGAATGGACATCAAGTTATTCCTAGTCAAGTCTGTTACCCTGTTGTACCTCGAGAGTCAGATCGAAGGGTACAGTTCGAGTAACGCATCAGTGATCCGTTCAATGTTGAACGAGATCAAGCTACCCGAAAACATCGGCGACATCGGCGACGGGAGGAACATCCTGTCGAATTTGCGCTCCACTGTTCTGGAGATGTTGAACAGCGGTGGTTCACAGAGATATGAGCCGGATATGCTGATGCAGCGTATTCGGATGAATCTCCAGTCCGACGATGTAACGTATAAAGCTTTGGATAAAGTCATCCGCAAGTACCCGGATGAGTCGGTTGTCCGTAAGCACATCAACGATATTTCGAGGGAGATGCGTCGCTACAAGAACCGGGAAAAACTGCACGACATCGTTAAGAAAGCTTCCTACACCCTGTCATTCAACGAAGCCGAGGTTGAAGACTGGGACACCTTTGTACTACAGACTGCACAGGACCTCCTGTCGGTCGATATGGAGACAGACGAGCGGGTAGACCCTGCATTCATCACCAGTGTCAACTTCAACGACCCAGCCTCTGTTACAGCCGCGTTCGCGGACATGAACAAGTCCTTGTCCACCGAAGGTATCATCAAGTTCCCCTTCAAAGCGTTGAACCGCATGATGGGTGTACAAGGTGGTGGTCGTCGGGGTGAGTTTGGCTTGGTTAACGCCTTGCCACACAACAACAAGTCAGGCACCTTGCTTGACCTGTTCATCGGCACTTGCCTGTTCAACGATCCGTTCCTGTTTGACCCGGACAAGAAACCACTCTGTCTGTTCTACAGCACGGAAGATGACATCCCAATCATCATCCAGAAGACCTACGTCATTCTCAAGCAGATGGAACTGGGCATGGCAGTCTCTGTCAAGGGTCTCGACCCGGCAGAAGCTTCCGCCTACGTCATTGAGAAGCTGCAAGCCCGTGGCTGGTACGTAGAGATTCACCGGATCAAGGGTTCGTCGTTCACGTACGCTAAGTACATCAAGCACTTGGAGCAATACAAGGCCAAGGGCTTCGAAGTCTGTGCGTCGTACGTCGACTACCTGGCCATGTTCAGCAAGGATGGTTGCGTCCAAGGCTCCACTGGCGATGACCTGCAAGATCTGTACAAACGGACACGTGAATACACGTCTGCCGAAAAGATCCTGCAAGTCACGGCTCACCAACTCTCGACCCAAGCCAAGGAAGAGAAGCGGATGAACCCGACGAAGTTCATTCGGGACATGCCAGGCGGAGGTTACTACCAAGGGTGTAAGAAGCTGGACACCGAGGTGGACTGGGAGTTCTACGTCAACAAGCAAGTTGTCAACGATGGCGCGTACCTTGAGTACCTGTGGGGTAAACACCGTGGCGTGGTGGAACCGACTCCAGAGGCGCACAAGTACTTCGTCCTCAAGTTCAACGACAACCCAATGTACGGCGTGGCTTACGACTTCCATCTGGAAATCGATCTCAGCTACAAGATCGTGGGTGGCAGACCAAGTTCCCAAGGTGGTGGGATGGCTTGGAATGACATCGATGAGATGAACGATTCCCGCATGGCGGCATAGCAGCATAGAGAGCGGACCACTGGTCCGCTCTCTATGCCGTGTGTCAGGGAGTCGTAGGTGCAGCCAGTGCTTCAATGAGCGTGGCCTGTTCAGCGATGGTGACGTCACGTGCAGCAATCTCATCACTCAGACGAATGATAGTGGCTGTCAGAGTCTCGTTGTTGGTCTTGGCTGCTTCACGGGCTGCCGTCAGCTGGATGTGCTGTTCCTCGCTCACGGTGTTGGTTACAGAGCCCCGAGCCAAGGTGACTTCAACATCAACACCCAGGTTGGCCTTGCACGATTCCTTCATCGACGCCATGACGTCATCAAGGTCTCGGTAGTTGGCCCACATGCCCAGATCCACTACACCGATCAGTCGGCTGTAAGGAACACTGCCCAAGCCGGGGTAGCTGTCAATGTAGGTGTCAGGCACGTACATGACGTTACCTGCACTGTCACGCAAGGCAATGACAATGGCACCTTCGATCTGGTCTTCAGCGTAGGCAGAAGCTGTCAGGCCCACCGGGGTGTAGACCAGCTTCATGATGTCTTGACCGCGGGTGATCAATTCACTGAACTGACGGTGAGCGGTAACGGTGTAACTCTTGGCAGGGTCGGCTACGAACGGAGACCGAAGCAGAAACGGACCCGAGAGGTTCATCGGCGGAGTAATGCGAGCCATAGCGTCCTCGGACAAAGAAAAAAGAAAAGGGTGGCTAGGAGGGCCGAAGCCCTCCTGCCTAGAGCTGTCACATGATACCGGGGATCTGCCAGGGCATGGCGTCCTTCAGTTTCACACGACGTTTCTTCGAGTAACGCTTGACTGCACGATGGCGGTGATTGGTGACCAACTCCATTGCAGCTTCGAAGTAGTGCCCGTGGGTGTTCTCGTTGCCTGCATAAGCGATGCACCCAGGCTCCTCAGCGATCGGTGTAGCGATGATCGCGTAGTAGTCCAGGTTACCCCTGTGCTGACGACGTACACAGACACCCACCGTCCCTGTGAGCCATTGCTTGTCGCAACGCTCCTTCAGAATACGACGCTTACCTTGCTTGAAGAACTCACCGTGTTCATGCAGATGCCGAATGGCCGCTTTGTACGATTCATCAGCATCGCCGTACACGTTGTCGTGGAAATAGCCGCGTTCGGTTAAGGTGTTGTCGTTGGTAGGCGACACAACCCAGCGCTCACGCCCCTCTGACTGATCCCGATAAATGCCCTTGATGCGTGGCACCAAACCGAGACCGTCAACGATGTAGCCAGATTCCAATACCAATACAGACATGTTAAACCCCATGGTGGTCTAGGGGAGCACAATGGCACTCCCCGTACAGTTGATTATTCTTGAGACAGGTAGCCCAGCGGCTTGTCGTCCTTGTCGAAGCAGAGGATGGTTTCACAACCACCGCCCAACTGATCGACGTTGGACTCCGTCACCGAAGGCAGGTACTTGCCCAACTGGGCAATCGGTACCTTCTTGCCGTTGATGTAGCAGTCGTCATCGGCGCGTGGGTTGCACCAGGCAGACTTGACGTCAGGGTAGCTCGGCTGAGCACTGACGTTGCACGACAACAGCAGCAAAGCGATGAGTATCCGTTTCATGTTATCCTCACTTAACTTGCCTGACTGAGGACTCGGGCGTATTCATCGAACACGTCTTTCTCCTCATCGTTGTATTCGAACGGTCCCCGCTGGCTATTGCCTTTGAGAGACATCATCCATTCCTTGTTGGTGCCGTAGTCTGAACTGAACGCGGCACTGGTCTTTCCGGTGATCAGGTGCTTGACAAGAATGTCCTCACCTCCTTCACCCATGAACTGGGCATTGATCACCTGCACGGCAGCAACTACGCGCGAGGTGGAACCCAGACGGTAAGCGATCTCAGGGAGATCCTTACGTGCAGCACGACCACCTGACTTCAGGTACTCGATGAGCTTTGACGAGGCAATCATGCTGACGCTGTGCAGCACGTTGATGTCGTGTTCGGTCAGTTCATCACGCACCGAGCGACTGCCCCGACGATCCCTGTCATTGCGAGGCTTAGCAGCCGCTTCGCCTTCAACAGGGGTTGGTTTGACAACCATGGACTGGTCGAACTTGATGTACAGTTCGGCACCGTCATTGAGGCGCAGGTACAGGTCATCTGGTGTGGACTGCACTTCGTTCTGATTAGGACCGTATGCCGTGACCTGGATCGTGAAGTCACCACGAGGACGGTTCAGCTCCTCCAAGGTGATGTAGGTCTGGAACACACCCAGCGGATAATCATCGCCGCGGACGGTAGCAGCCAGCCCCACGATGGACTTGATGTTCTGGTTGAACAGGTAGCCGTAGTAGAACTGGGCGAAGTAGTCCACAACCAGTTGAGGGTTGATGGCCCACTTGTTGTCACGTACGACTTGGCTAGCGAATTCATGGATGGCTTCTGGACGAATCATGGTGTTTCCTCGGAAAGGACTTCAATGGGTGAAGAGGCTGAGATGTCCCAGCCTCCAATGCAGGTGTGTTACGCGCCGAGCTTCTCGTACAGACGGAAGCACTTGGCGGTTTCTTCCTCAGTCAGGTCGATACGTTCGTTCATCGTGAGTTGTTGATCTGGACGGTACACCTTCCAGAAACCCGGGCCAGGCAGACCTTTGTCTTTACCCGACTTGCGCACCACCAAGACCGTCAGGTGAGGCAGGTTAGCTTCTACGCAGAAGTTGAACACGTCGTACAGCACCGGCGAGATCGACGCAGCCAGGGCGTTACCAGAGGACGGCAGGCCCATCATGAGCGCCAGCGTCTCGTAGTTGATCGTCTGATTACGCGCTGCAAGCATTTGCAGGGTGTTCAGGCAACCGATGGCTTTCAGTTTACGCAGGGATGCAGCGTCTGTTGCAGGTGCAGTCATTACAGCTTCCATGGGAAGTCTCCAGCTACATTGGTAGCGATGAGTGAGGGATTGAGTTTTGGAGCGTGGTTTGTGCCACGTCCATCAAGCGTTGAATCTCGAGCCGGTGGAACGGATAGAACAGCTCATCTACCGCTTCCAGATCGAGTTGTTCGACAATGGCCTCATGGAGGTCACGGTCGTGGGCCCAGCACTGACGGACATAAACCGCCAGCATCTCCATTGCGACCATGACGATAATCCGAAGGTACTTGACGTCACCTTTCAAACCAAAATCACGGATCGCCTTGGAGAGCCCGTGTCCACCGATGAGAAGAGCATTCGCATCGTTGGGGTCTGCTACGCCATCGCACATAAATGCTTGGCTCGCATTCTTGCCACAGAGGTTCAAGATCCGGATGGCGGCAATGGCGCCTTTAACAGCATCATCCGGATTAATGACCTGCTGCTTACCGTCGTTCCAGATCTTGCGATTCACGGTCAGCAAGTCTTGGTCTAGCGCGGACAGTCTGTGGACTTTGGACAGATCAGAATGACCTTTTTGGTAAGTCTGATCATGAAGCTCGACACGGTACTGAAGCAGGTGAGACGACTTGCTGAACATGACACCTCCGATTAAGAGGACTCTGGTCCTCAGGGCTTATAGGTGAAGTAGAACATGTACGCGATGTACAGTGCTCCGTAGATCAACAACGCGCCCAACGGGAAGTAGACCAGCACCAGCATGAACGGCCCAGGAGCCGGCTTGCGAGGTACCAGCCACAACCACAGGGGCGTCATGACCAGATGTACGACAGCAGACAACAAGCCTGCTGCGACGATGAGTAACGAGTTGTCGGTCACTTCGAATCCTTTACGGTGTGACTCCACGGAACAGACCCCACGCAGCGGAGAGGCGTTCGAGGAAGGTGGGTGGTTTGCCAAACAGCAGATGTGCAGGGCGTTGGCTGACAGGTCCATGTGCAATGGAGAACGCAGAGGCTTCTGCATGACCACCACCACCGAAAAGCTCGGAGATAGTAGACGTGTCGAAACCACCCTTGCGAGCCCGGAGGCTGTAGACGGTGCGTTCTTTACGACGGGTGTACAGAACCACGAAGTCGTACTTGCCACTCAGACGATCACCGATCTCATTGCGGAGGTGGTGAGGCGCGTTAACCATGACGTAACGTTGACCAGCATCGGTCTCGAAGACTTCAAGGTATTCCTTGATGACACTGCGGATGATCTTGTCGTCGTACTTCATCAGCGCACTGCCCACGGCGAGATACTCGCTTGGGATGTTGTCGCCGTGAGACATCAACTCGTCCACACGCTCAATGGTCAACCCGCCATTGATCAGCCACGCATTGAGCGGCTTGGTGTCATCGTACTTGTGTTGCCACAGGTCGTAGTCCTGGATCAGGCGGATGGCCATTGGCACATCTTCCATCACGATACTGGACTGGTTGTTGAAGAACGCGTACGCCAGCACAGCGCCGGAGTATTCGTTGTCGAACAGGATGAACGACTGCTCACCTTGCGAACGGTACTTCAGGTATTCGCTGTAGGTGCGCACTGGGCGCATGATGGTCGTCAGAGGTTTGGCCGTCTTGTGGTGGTCGATGATCAGGATCGACTCCACTTCAGTGGCCATCTTCTCAAGCATCTCTTTCGGGAGGCTCAAGTCGACCATGATGACGTGAGCACCAAAGACTTCAGCAGGCAGTTCTTCGCCGTACTGGTAAGCCATGTACTTGGCCGACTTACCGTAATGTGCGAAGGCAGCCCATGCAGCCACGATGCCGTCATTACAGCCACGGTGGTAGAGCACGATAATTGGTTTCATGATGTTCTCAGAATTTGACCAGGTCGTAGGTGATGACGTCGGCCACAGAAGCCTTGGTCACGATTCGAGCACCGAAGAGCAGTTGGTCTGGCTGACCGCTCTCGATGCGACGCTGTACAGGTTGAGCATGCGGACCGAACGGAACAACAGTGCCGTAGATGTGGCCATCATCACCACGGCGGATCGAAGTGATCTTGGCACACACGCGATCAGCCAAGATGGCGCGGTAACGATCAGCCTTCTCTTGAGCAGGTACATCACGCACGAAACGTGGAGCACCGAACTCACAGTAGAGCATGTCGTCTTCAGCCTTGGCTTGGAGTTTCGCCAGCGTGCCGTCGGTGATGGTCTGTTGACCGATGCCCAGTTTAACTTCCGCTTCTTTCATGTCCGCCTCAGTGCGTAGTTGTAATGTTGGCCGAGCAGTCCATGACTGTCCCGGCTGTGACGTCGATCGCAATGAACGCAGCGACATCGGTTGCTTTCCCGTCCTGATCGACTTTCATCAGGTGGAAGAAGACACGCTCATGTCCATCGGGTTCGGTATCGGTGGCGTCGAAGATGAAATCAGTCTTCTTGGTCAACATGGAGCCCAAGTAGGTGATGTTGTAGCCGCCGTCACGCAGCACTTCGATGGAGGTGAAGATCATGTCCGTGAGTGGTTCAGCACACACGGGGTTCAGAGCCTTCACGATAGCGATAGCACGTTCGATGTCGTTTGCAACCAAGAGATCTGCATTGTTCATGGTGTCTATGCTCGTTAGACGCGTGCCATGGTCAGGCCGCGTTGTCCTTGGTATTTGCCCATCTTGTCTTTGTACGAACGCAGGCACGCTTCATCGCCTTGGAAGAAGACGAATTGAGCGATACCTTCTTCGAGGTAGCAACGCACCGGGCTGTTGGTGACGTTAGCGACTTCGATGACCACCTCACCTTCAAACTCAGGCTCGATGGGCGTCACGTTGCAGATCAAGGCAGAGCGTGCGTAAGTGCTTTTGCCCAGCACGATCACGAGCACGTCACGCGGGATGCGGAAGTACTCCATGGTCGGTGCTTGGATGTAGCTGTGGGCAGGGATCAGAACGTAGCGCGCCCCGTCTTCATCAACGCGAATGAAGGGCGTAGCAAAGTTCTTCTCCGACATGCGCTTCGGATCTATCTCCGGCATGAACACATTGGTGAAGACCTTGATCTGATCTTCCTTGCCTGTGATGCGCACGTCGTAGCCGTAGGAGGACGTTCCGTAAGAGATGATCTTACGGGCAGTCTCTGGTGGCTCTTCGCCGTAGGGGACGTCTACAGGCTCCCCAGTGGTACGATCCACGTAGCGGACGGGTTTGTCCACTGCGCCATCGATCATCGGCTTCCAATTGTCCAGCAACTTACGACCTTCCACCGAATTATCAATGGGGATGGCGATGTGCTTTCGAGGAGGGCGTTTGACCCCTATCTCAGGGTAGTCGTTGATCGCTTGCTGTTCGTACTGCGAATATGGCGGACCCACCATCATGTCTCGAGCGCCGTGGCGGCCGTAGAAGTGATGGGTAGGCTTAGCGTTCTGCCGGATGATCCAACGATCACTTTTGAGCGACATGTTCTTTCCTGCCGTGTTCCTGCTCTTGTGGCGAGAACATCATGTTTCTGATCTCGTCGTCGAGCTTCTTAATGACTGGCACCTGTTTACGCATTTCTTCGCCGTAGAACATGGTGTCGATGATGGTGATCTTCCCGACAATATCCGCAAAGCGACCCACTTGCTCGAGCATTTCGCGATAGAGCGCTCTGACTTCTTCAGAGTGCTTGCTGTAGCCAACGAAGATGTCGGTAACGACCAGTCTACGGATGGCCTTGTGACTGATCTTGATGCTCTCGTACAGCCTGCGGCGCTCTTCATGGCGAGCACGCAACCGTTTAATCCAGCCCATGTAGTTCCCCTAAGCGATTTCTGGTAGGCGAGCGTTATGCCGCTCTCTTAATGTCAGTGACAGGTTCATACGTCCTGTAGAGACACCGTACCCATTCTTTACAGCATAGTTCCTGACCAGCTTGGTGACCTGGTTCCGGACCTTGTCAAACTCCCCTTCTTTGAGCTGTGTGCTGAAGTAATCCCCAGCGAAGTACACGGTCACACTACCGGACTTCAACCCCTGCTCATCCTTTACCGTGACCGTTCCGAGTTTGCGAAACCCCGGTAATTCGATCAAGCTAACGACGAGCTCTTCATTAAGCTTGTGTATTGTTAGCGCTTCCATAAATCCCCCTGATGTACATATAACAGCCCTTCTCCTTTTTATTTTACATGTCCATCTCCTTGGTAATGTAGGGTTATATAACGGTTCAATTTACAAAATAAATAGAGGCCCGATACATTATGCATAG